GTCGCCGTCGGTTAACTCCATCGCTTCGGCAAGAATCAGGTTGCGGTTCATTTGTTTCCCCAATTCAAAAACAACACCAATGCCACTAAACAAAGAATGAGTGTGTTCACAATCATCTTGTTTCCCCTTCTAATACCGACAAGTCTCGGCGAGGATCGTAACCGTCACCCATAACAAACGACACAATACCAGTTGGCGAATCCAAACCGTTCGTGTTCCTAAACCATGCCGACCCACCATCCATTGCGGGAATCTGAACATGAAGACGTGGCCCAATTTGTTGTGCGATGAAATGATGAAAGTGCGCGGTCAACAAAACGTCGGCGTTGCCGACCGGCGTATTTCCTAACGCTTGGGCTTGTAGCCATTTGGCCGCGCCACCGCGTATCTGGTGGCCGTGAGCCATGCCAAGGATTTGTCCGTTTACGTCAATGGCAAGGGTTGAATTGTCGCGTTCGGGATAGCGGAATTGAACGTGAGCCAATGCGGGGTTTTCGGCGCAAGCGTCTTGGACTGCGGACACAATGTCAATCTGCCAGTTGTCGGTGGGGTCGGTGATTGTTTGGCGGGTTGTTTCGTCATGGTTGCCTGGCACGACTGGGACAATGATTTCTTCGACCAGTGGCGCGAATGCCTTGATCCATTCCATGAGGATTCTTCGACCGATTCGAACCTGACTTGTTTGGGCTTGAATGTCTGAACGGCCTAACACTTTGCCGTTCTGGCTGACGCAACCTTCTATGGCGTCGCCGAGCTGTGGCAAGATAACGGACCCAATCGGGCGACCCAGTTTGGTCAATTCTTTATGGCGTGAAAGTGAACCTGACAACCCCTGCATGACACGGGCAATTGTGCCCTCTGTACCGCCCCCCGCGTCCTTGCCATATTGGGTATCCCCGATAGCATAAACGGCGCTCAACGTGCCTGTCTGTGGCTTGGCGGTGGTTCTCGGACGCCACTTTGCAATCCCAGCAATAAGTTGTTCAACATCAGAATCGTCCATCGAATCAACCAACGAAGCGGGAACAATCGCCACCCGCGCCGACTCCAACCATTCCCCATCCCAGCGTTGCCAACGACTACGCCGAACGCCCGTGACACGCCACTGGTTGGGATCCAAATCAAAGTCCGCGAACAGGTCAACGGCGTCAGGCAAGTCACCGGCGGTGCGCGGTAGGGAAACGAACACTCCGCCATCGTTGCCCAGTTCCATGTATGGTCGCCAGCCGTCGGGGATGTCGGACTTCTTAGTGTCTGAACCTTGCCGTCCAGGGCTAGTCAACTTGGTCAAGTCGTCGCTAAATGTCACAGTTCACACCGGCAACCAGTACCCGACGCACGACGTCGGTGGTTGCTTATCGAATGGTGAGAAATCCTGTGACCGTTTTCATGTAGCAAACGCGAAAGACTGGCCGCCGATACCTGACTTTCATCAAGTACGGCGACCAGCGCACCACGATCTTTATCATCGAGGTTTGTGAGAAGTTGCCCAACAACGCATTTCACGCCTGGACGCAAACGACCTTCCCCTGCCATTTGCAAATCGTCAAACAATGCCATTGGTTTTCCTCTCGGTATTACCTACCGAAAAGGCTACGACAAGGGCATGACATTAGTCATCGTCATCGGACGATTCTCTGACCGGTAACGTCACCAACCACACCAAAGAACCCAACAAAACAAGAAGTCCGGTGACTTTCTTGGCCGAACCTTCCAGCGTGAAATAGGCAATAAGTAAGCCAATCAACGTGTAGGTTTCACCAGTCACAGCTCGAATATATGTGAGAAGCCATTTCATTTTTTATTCTTCCTTTGGGCTGAAGCGATTTGACCAACAACAATTGCGGACACCGTTACCTGTTGCGCCTTCTTGCGCTGGGCTGGTGTCATGTCGTTTCCAATGTTCATGAAAGCGGCGACTGCGTGGGCCAACTGTTGAACCCCTGGAATCCTTGCCAATGCCGGTGACACTTCAACGGTAATTGGCGCGGGCATTGCCGACACATCTTGAGTCGGGGTTGGTTCTGGCGTTGGTGTAATTTCGTTAGCCAACACCTGCAAAGTTTCAGACGGCGTGGGTGTCGGTGTGGGACTATCTGACGGTGTAGGTGTCGGGGTAGGTGTATCCGACGGAGTAGGCGTGGGAGTCTCTGACGGGGTATCTGACGGCGTTGGGTCAGGGGTTGGTGTATCCGTAGGAGTCGGATCAGGGGTCGGCGTATCGGTTACCACATCCGACGGAGTGGGGTCAGGGGTAGGGGTTCCCGCCGGCGTCTCACTAGGAACAACAACTGGCACATCCGAAGGTGTTGGCTCAGGTGTTGGGGTTGGCTCAAGGGCAACCGTTGTGAACGCTTCGGCGGGAACCAAGTTCCAGCCGGTGGGGTCAGTCCAATACAACTGATTGCAAGCCCCACCTGCGTATTCGTAGAACCAGGCGTCAAATTCTTGACTGACACCGGCAACGAAATTGTGAAATCCTTGACCACCAGAACAACCCTTCAATGACCAATTGTCAATGACAGTTTCGCCGCCAATAGACATCCAGAAACCGTCATCGGCCATGGACTGAAACGTCACAGTGCCATCGATCGGCGCGGTGATGAATCCGTGGTAATGAATCAGAACAAAGTCACCCTGACACCCGGCAACAACATCGCCACCCCAATCATTGTTGAGCTGTGACGCCGAAGTCCAAGCGGTGTCCACTGTGTCCGAACACAAAAAATAAGGCTGGCGTTCGGGGGTAGATTGCGGGTCGTAGGTGTAAACCTCAACCGTCAAACCCTGATGAACGTCAGCCGTGGCAGGTGTGTTCCACATGCATAAACCGAGAAGGGCAGCGACCGCCACAAAACGCAGCGGCCGCCATCCAAGCAGTTTCATTTCCTAGGCGTCTAAAAGGTTCTGCGGATTCAAACCGCCACCTTTAGTCCAGTTCGATGTGGCTTGACGTTCGACGTGTAGGTGTGGGCCAGAAACATTTCCAACCGCGCCAGAGTCAGCAATATGCTGTCCCTTCTTCACCTTGTCGCCGACCTTCACCAGTACCTTGGAAACGTGAGCGTAAATAGTGTGGTTGCCTTTGCCATGGTTGATGATTGGCGAAAGGTTTCCAAACGCTGAACCCCACGAACCGATTGCTTCAACAGTGCCGTCGGCCATGGCGAGAACAGGTGTGCCGGTAGGCACAGCAAAGTCCACACCTTCATGATGACCGCTTGACCACATTGCGCCTTTGACGCCGAATGCTGTGGTGACTTTGCCACCCTTGATTGGTAATGCCATTAGATTGTTTCCTGTTCGTCGGTGCCTTCATTAACTTTTTGGAAAGCATTGTCAATATCTTTTTCAGTAATCTGACCATCACCCAAATAGGCGCGGGATAGTGATTCCAGAACCACAGCGCAACCAAGAAGCGCGGCCAGTCCAGCGGACTTCCACACATCCACACCCATCAGCGAACCCGCGCCAATCGTTCCTAGGGCTGTGGCAATACACACCGCAATCATGCGGAAAACAATTTCTTTAATCTGAGACATTTAGGTTCTCTTTCGTGGGGTAGCAGTTTTTTTCACCGGTGCAATTTTTTTAGGAGTCCAAGCAATGACAACCTGTTCAAGGTTGGAAACACGTTCCAAAATTGTTTCAATATGCGCGTGGGCTTCTTTTGCAGTTTGCGCAGCCTGTTCGGCAGCGACCGCGGCGCGTGAAGTATCCATGGCAACCTGGCGAACAATGTCATAAGTTGAACCGCCACCATTAGGCTTCAATTCTTTCAGCTCGTGCAACTGTTCCCCAAGCCAATGTTTGAATGCCCGGCTGACAAGGACAGCGAACACCGCGCCGACAGCAATAATGCCCGAAGCAGTTGTTGCCCAATCTGGAATGCTCATTGGTCAATCCACATTGCATAGACTTTGGATGTGCCGGTAGAAGTGATTGCATAAATAACATTCCCGTGAGTTTTGAAAATCACTTTGTCATTTGTATCAAGTTTCAAACCAGTTGTTGCTGTCACGGATGAATCCCCGCCAAAATAAACCGTTCCGCTTTCAACGTGCAAATGGACTTCTTCAGCAGAAATCCCAGCAGGAACAATTTGTGAAGCAGATGTTGTCACCGTGTATTGGGCAGTGTTGACAGCCATGTTGTTTCCTTTATTCCGTTACGGGAGTAACGTCGGTGAATTTTTGACCGCAAGGTGCGCAATAAAATTCATCTGCTTCAAGGTCAAAGTTGATAACCTGTTCAAAGTTTTCACACCCGACGGTGTGACAAATTAATTTTGTCATAACGTTTCCTAACTGTTCGAACCGCTTGTTGATACCATCTGGATTGCGATGAAAGTGACGTTCAAAGACGCTTGCGCTGATGCCGTAGGGTTAATGACACGATATGAAAATCCGCTGGTGGATGTTGCTGAAACGGCTGTTGCATTGTATCCGTTTGAATAACCGTTGGCAATAACTATTGGTGCTTGCGTGAAGCGTGACGCAGTAGAAAAAGCAACAGCAACAGTTCCAGAAGTACCGTTTGCACCCAACGCAGTTCCAGCAACCGAACCAGTCGATGTCGCAAACGGAATCGGACGACGAATAGCGTCCGAAGCTAGTGGTGCAAGTTGGTCAGGGTATGTTCCTGTCAATTGCAAAGTGTTAGTAATATCATTCAGATCCGATGCTGGCAGGACGTTGCCGTCCGCGAACGAAGTTTTCAAAGGTAAACCTGCGGCCATTGTGACTCCTTAATTTGCTGGGCTGAGATTAAGAGAAACGCGCCAGTTGTCTGGCGTGATGTCGTGGTTAATTGACTGAACCAAACAGTCATAGGTTGTGGCGGTGGTGTAGACAGGTGTACGGGCAACCGATACACGTTGACCAAGTTCAAGATTAAGAAAACTAGCCCATACTGATCCACCAAAACCGTTCAGATTCATTACGTTAAATGACAAAGAATCAACACGGTAAGCATTCGAAGCAAAATGGTCGGCCAGATATTGAAATGGTGTTGACCATGCAGGGCCACTTCCAGTGTATGTGTTGTAAGTGGTTAAAGTTTTTGTGACTAAACCATTTTGTTGTGCCGAATAACTATTTGTATAAGTTGAATTGTAAGTGCCATCTTGATTGTTCAAAATAACTTGATTCAACAAATACTTTGAACCAGGTGTAATAGAAATATCATCATATTCAATTGTGCCAGTGGTGCGCTGGTCACTTAGTGTCAATGATGTTGAGCCAGGAACAATTCCGTCATAGCCGTCAAAATAAATGCTGCCGTCTTTAGCCGCATAAACTCGACCACCTTGAAGTGCTACAAGATTTTCCAGTAATGACAAAGCAGTTCCAGAAACATTGTTCATAATAAGTTGATAAGCGCCACCGGCACCACCCACACCTGTTGTTCCTGGAATGTTTGCAGCGCGAGCAATTATCCCAGCAACCTCACCGCTATTTGTGTAAGTAAACAAAATTCCTGGCACTGCTTTTTTGAAACCAAAAGTTCCAGAAACATTTACAATACCTAATTGCTTTAATATATCAACACAAGTGATGGTGACAATTGGGTTCAAAGTTTGGTCAATGTCAATCTGTTCAATGTAGCCAGAATACAAAGTATATTCAGTACCTGACCAAGTGGCCGTGACGCGCATTGGACGACCAGCAGTGAAGAATGAATAACCATTGAATGACCATGTTGAATTGAGCATTTGCGGATCATAAACACCCGACCAATTGTCCAACTCAAGGGTCATTGTGCCAGGTTGGAAGGTTTGATCTTCGCGGGTGCGACCTCGGCGAATACTAATTCCGCGAACATCAGTTGACGGAATCTGCACAAGCGATGTGTATGGAGTATTTGTGGTTAGTTGATCGCCGACAACACAGTTGCCGGAACCAGAAGTTGTTCCAACCTTGGTGCTGAGAACCGTGAAAGTTGATGATGTACGCGAGCTGATGATGTACGTTCCATTGAGACTTACGCCTGTTGAAATGCCAAAACCAGTAACCCTGACAGTTTGTCCAACTGTAAAAGTATTAGTGAGACTGAATGTGATTGACGTTCCGTTACCAGTTCCCGATAAGGAAATGTTCGAAGAACCAGACGCAAGTGTAGAAACACCCAACACGAACGCGCTCGGGGTCAACCCAGCATTGTCAATGTAAACCTTAATCAGTGGGCCATTGGTGCCGTCATACAGCGACATAAACTAAACCCCTAAAATTGGACTTGGGTTGATACCCTTGCGGCGAAGCATTTGCGCCATGTTGTCGCGAACCGTCACCGCAAGATCCTTTTCCTGCACAACCGAACCGGCAACGTTGATTTGGATATTCATACCCGAACCGCCGGCTGAACCCATAAGGCTTGAAGGACGGCCGTTGTAGCGCGGAGTTGTATCTAGCGGAGTTTTGATACCACCCTGTCCACGGAAACCGCCACGCTGTTTGTTGGCTTCAACAGCGGCTTTTGACGCACCACCGCCGAGACTCAATAAACCAACACCAAAGAACGTGGCAATCGCAGCCATAGCCGGAAGGGCAGTGGCAAGCGAAACACCACCAGTGGCGGCGGCGTCAGCTTCGGCAGTAATAGCCGCAATAGCAGTTTGGGCTTTGAACAATCCGCCAATAGTTGTGAACACTGTGCGCAATGTTGCAACCGCAGCGACAGCCTTATCAACTGCCCAAAATACTGCAAACGCTTTGGCTAAATTCTCAACCAGTTTCATGTTGTCTTTAATAAGTTTGAATGTGTCGCGCAAAGAATTTCCGAAAGCCACAGCACCACTTTGCGCTTGATCGCCAGAATGTTTCACGCCACCTAAACCGTCAGCGAATGCCTTCACCACTGGAACAACATTCTTCTCAAGATAATTGGCGAGAGTCATCAGGGCTGGCATAAGTGCCAGACCGATAGTGGTTAAAGCATTCTCAACTTGTGCCTTGAGTGCGTCCATCTTCCCACCGAAAGTTTCAGCGGCGGCAGCAGCCTGACCACCAATAGCCTTGGTAAGACCGTCCATAATTTCTGTGCCAGCGGTTGAAACGTCGTTGACTTTTTTCTGAGCCTTGACAAGGTTGTCCTGTGCGTCAGTTAGTTGTTTTACCGTATGCTTCGGGTCAGCCATAACCTGTTGCAACTTGTCCTGAGCTGCATGAAGTTTGTCTGTGGCAGTTTGGAGTTTCAACGCACCACCGGCAGCAACTGGCAAGTCAATGCCAAGTTGTTTCAATGGTCGCAGGTTGCCTTCTTGCGCTTTAGCCACCGCAATAGAAGCGGTGGTCAAGTCAATGTTTTTGTATTTGGCAAGGTCAGCCGCGAGAGCCAAATCTTTCAGCGCAACCTTTGGATCCTTGAGCGAAGTTGTCAGGGTAGCCAACGCCGATTCAGTCTCAGCCGAATTGAAACCCAACTTTGCTTGAGCGTCCGTAGCCGCCTGAATCTGTGTTGCATATTCTTCGTAAGAATTGCCGCCATTCTTTAGCGCAGTTTCTAACTTCGCATGAGACTTCTCAAACTTGTCAGCCATCTCAACGCCGGCAACAGCAACACCAGCCGCCAAACCTGCAACACCTAGAAGGGCAGTCTTAGCAACCGCACCCAACTTGGCAAAAGACACTTCGCCTTTTTTTTGAAGGTGTTGCATCTCTGCATTGGCTTCACCCATCTTGGCAGAGAATTCACTAATGTTGGCTTTGAGCTCAACGAATACCGCTGGCAATGCACCCATCAGAGACCACCCATTCTGTCAATTGCTTTGCCCCAACCTTTTTCAAAGTTAGGAACAAATTTCGGTGAGGCTTCCTCAACTGCTGGCGCGAAGTAAGGAAACTTTTGTTCGAGTCTGTGCTTCTTAAAGTTGTTAATTTTTCCACCCACACCAACGCCACCAGTCACAGTTCCAGTCGCGTCAGCTCGCGGACGTTGAGAACCGACACCATTACGCAATGCGCCAGTGAATTTTCCTGGGCCACCCGAACGTGGTGCGGACGCTGGCAAACTTGTGTAGTGAATGTTGTGTTGATAAATAGCGCGGCCGTTATACATGTGACCGCGCCAGTTCGAGCGAGGTTTGCCGTTTAAGTTTTTCTTAACCAGGCGCTTTAACAAGTTTTGATTTTCGCGCATTCCAAGAATTGTTGCCTTCGCGATTCGACTGTCTAGTTCCTTGATAGCGTGATTGAATTCTTTGCCACCACGAAAGACTGGTTGAATCACTGGGCCACTTGGCATGGTCAATTCTCTCTTTCCCACATCGAGTGTTTGGTTTCGGCAATGGTGTCGTCGATGGCTAGAAGCCAGTCCAACATCGCGCCGGATTCGTCTTCAAGTTGCGACGGTAAACAACTTAATAATTTGCACAGTCGATAGGTGCGCAGTTCTTCTTCGGGTAAAGTTCCGCGCACTGTGCCGCCCTCAAGCGCACGACTTAAACGTCTGAGGGCTGCGTGGGGGATTCTTGATCGCTGGACTGACCGAAATTAGGAATCATCTCTGTCAAAGATTCGGCTGCTTTGGCTTGCAAAATTTCGTAAGCGTCACCAGGCAAATCCAAAACACTATCCTTACTGATTGGCAAATCGTAAGACCACGCGGCAACGCGGGCAACAATCAGAAGGTCGTTCAGTTCTGAATAAACCATCACCATTTCTGGATCAACAAAATCGTTGTTGATGTTTTCGGTTTGCTGTTGCGAAATTTCAAACATGATTTTCGTGACCGGTCGGCGCAACCGTTCCGGCACTGAACGTGGACTGCGTAATTCTGCCCACGCACCGTCTGGGAGTTCAATTCTTTCAGTCATAATGTTTCCCCTGGCTTTCGTAATTAAAGGGCAGAATCTGCCGATTGGTAAACAATGGTCAATGGTGCGTCAGTTCCGTTGTCGTAAGCATCAAAAGTCATTGACAAATCAACAACACCTGGGCCAGCAACGTTTGGAGTATCAGCGTTGAACTTGGCGGCAGGAATAGTGATCGACAAGGTTTCCTTGTACGTTGCGGCAATAGTGTTTCCAGTGAAGGTCACAACAATGGCCGCTGACGTATCGGCAAGGAATTTGTTCAACAGTGTGGTGTCGGTGAATTCGGCAGTCAATGAACCAGTGACAGTTCGGAAACCGTTGATTCCTTGTTCAGCCTTAGCACCGGCAGCACCAAGATTGAAACGGTCAACCTTGAGTGTGTTGTTCACCGAGACTGTGAAATCCTTGACGTTCGCAACGGCTGAACCGTCAATGGTGATTGCAGCTTGAGCGAAGTGAAACACCGAACCCTGCAAAGGATACGAAGCGCCTGAAGCCAATGTTGGTGTGGTCGTTGAGAACCCTGCACCGTCAATGCTGAACTTGCCCTTTGCAATTTCACCGTTAGCAACAGACAAGTCGAACGAACTAATTTTCGCACCAGTGATTGTCTTCGGGGTTACTGTTCCGCCGTACTGTGGAACACCAGCCTGAACAGTCATGGACTTTCCATACACATCACCAAGTGTGAATGTGTATGAGTAAACGCCAGTGCTGACAGTTGTTGGTGAAGCCAACGTTCCAGTTGCATGACCAAGAAGCAAACCAAGGCCACGAGTTGGCAAGTCAATTTCAAAGTCACCAGTTGCGTCAAAGGTTGTCACAACACGACGCTGTGAACGTGGCAACAAACCACCAGCACGAAGACCCATGCCAACAACAGTCTTCTTGTTGTAAGCCAAATTCTCGCTATTGAATTCATAGAAGCGATCAACTGTGACCGCATTGTTGAATGTTGTTTCTGTCTTGATGCCTAGTTGCGCACCAATACCTGCACCAATTGCCATGTGTTACTCCTGTTATTCGGCTGCCGGTGCAGCGTCTGGGGTTGATGGTGTTGTCTTGCTATCCCCTGAAACTTCTTGCCAATTGCTTGGCTGGTCGCGGAACGAATCCGCCACAGCTTCATCGGTCACTTCGACAGTTGCACCAGCAAGAACATCTTTGCCCAAAACTGGAACAGCCAAATCGCCGAACATTGACACGTTCTTAAAAGTTGCCATTGTGAACTCCTTAAGTTCTTGCACGATAGGAAATTGTGAAATTGACATTCACAGCCGCACCCATGTCGGTTTGTAAATAGGTGAACTGATGAGAAGAAAGCCACGAATAAAGGCATGAGCCTGACAGAGAGACATCCGCACGAATGGCAGTGTCAATAGCCGAAATGATCTGTGCCGCTCGTGTGCGTCGCGCTGTGAGGCTGTCAGAGCCATCCCAAGTTGATAGGAAGCAATCAACCTGACCATCCTCAAACTGTTTCAAATTTCCCAACTGTTCGAATGACTGGCTGGCCGAAGAAACCGAAACTGAACCGTCATCAGTTCCATCATGGCCAACAGCAATGAAGTCGCCAGGATAAGACGAGTCAATCTCAACACCGTCAAAAATACGAACAGCCGACAAATCCGAAGAAGCGTTGAGGCTTGTCAGGATTCCGTTGATAACCTGCGGAAGCGCAGTTGTCACAGCCATTACGCAAGACCTGGCAAACTAGCAGGATCAAGAAGTTCCATCGCACGACGTGGCAACGAATACGTCGAGCTTGAATAGAACTCATCGCCCGAACCAGTACGGTTCATAACATTCACCGCGCCACGTTGCGTTGTCCACAAATGGCGAATGATTTCCAACACACCCTGTTGAACCGCTGGTGGCGTAACCGCATACCCGGCAACATAAGTCACCTTCACCACATTCACACCATTAGTCCAATAACCATACGCAACAGCCGTTGTTCCAGTCGTTGACGAAGAAGTCAAACGCATCAAACGTTGACCAGTTGGATCAAGTTGGTACTGTGAAGAATCAAGAGTCACGCCAGCCTCAACAACTTCAGTGACAGACATGGCTCGAGGATTACGAAGACGCAACACATCAGTGTTGCCATCGTAGTATTCAACATAAGTGCGACGGCCAAGAACTGCACCCACATAATTTTCAGCCAAGTCCGAAGCAGCGTCAATGAAACGGCGAACTTCTTCCTCATTAGCCGAAGCCGCAGGAATGTTCAAATGAGCCAAAACCGAATCATACGAAACAACCGGCAACGCCGTCAGGTCACGAACAGTGAACTCATCGGTGTAACCGCTAGGGTTCGCACCAGTAGCCACCCAGCGAATGATGTGGCGACCGTACTGGCTCGGTGTGTAAATGGTCGAATAAAGACCAGTCCCACCATGAGTGACGCTAGGCGTTGCGCTCGTGCCGTCAGGAAGCGTGACAGTTGCCACCATTGTCGTCGAATCGGCAGGGTTGCCCGAAGCGTCCTTGTTGGTGTACGACAGCGTTACCGCGTCGCCCAAATCCCATACAGCCATGCTCACTCCGATTTCAATGATGTTTTGTCAATAGCAATGTTCGCAGCTTGCAAACACTCCCAATAAGATTCGTGATCCTTAGTTACGCAACCAGACCGGCAATTCTCACCAAGCGTGGCCATAAACTACTCCCCAGAATTAGGCGCAGGCTCGGAAGCCAGGGGAACTTCCGAACCTGCGTTTGGAATAAATGACTGCAACCAACCAGCATGATGCCTATGATCGAGCCAAAACTCTTTACGGTGAGGAAGCGTCGCGCCAGTATGTGCATAGATTTTGTAACCCAAAGACTGAAGGCGTTTGCTAAACAACAAATCTTCACCAAAATAAGTGCCGTCAATAGCACCCTCGGCGAACCATGCCCAACGTGGGCCTTGATTCTGTGTCGCATTCGCTTGCATCCGCAACAACACCGAACGATGAATAAGAAGGCAACCAGTGCCAACCGCATCAACCTCAATCAACTCATCCGTTGGAAAGTTGTCAATCGGTTGAAGTCCATCTTCTTCATCCATGTTGTAAATCGTTGGCACAGGTCGAAGGTTGCCATCATCGTCAAAGAACGCGCCAAACACCAAACCCGACACAACAGGTCGATCCTTGTCATGTGCAGCATCGCACAACTTTTGAAAAATTTCAGGCTTCAACGATTCGTCAGAATCAACCAACAACAACCATTGCGCTTCGGTGTTGTCCAAAAATTCTCGAACAACAACATTGCGTGAACGTGTTGTCAAACCAATGTTGGCCACCTGAACAACACTGTCAAAATGAGACTTGCGCATCAGTGCAATGTGAATGATGTCAATCATCAGCTGGGACTGAACCCAACCATTGTTGACCATGCCAATGCATACCTTGTCAGACATTTTCATCGGGTTTCAACCCCCGAATTGGGAATGTCTTGAACCTGATCCAAAGTGTCCAGCACCTGTTCAATGGTGCCGCCAACTTCTAAAACTTTTTCGATTGCGATTGCCGCTTCCAGCAATAGCGTTTTCATTCTTGCCATGTCCATTCCCCTGAACTTTTGTTGTGAGTGTTGCAGCGGGAATCTGAATCCGTAAGGTATCCAGATTCCCGCCGACAACTAGGTCAGATTAGTAACCTGAAGGTGCGATTGCACCGGTACCGCTGATAGTCGAAACCGACTTGTTGAAGCGGTGGATGAGTGCTGCGTATCCGTAGACCTGGAAGCGAACGGTTAGGTTTGCTGACAGAACGTCTGGAAGAACGCGAGTCTTCACACCTGATTCGAACAGGTACGAATCCGAGAACTTACCAAGAACAATTGGTGCCTGGTTTGTGCCGGCGCCGTATGTCTTGGTCATGGTTGCGTCAACATAAACTGGAACGCCTGAAATCAGACCAACCAGTCCTGCTGCTGCACCTGGCTTGTCGTTCGTGCCGTTAGCGTTGAACGCCTGGTTTGCACCATTTGTTGGAACGATAAGCGGACGGTTTGAAGAATCAACCTGACCGGCCAACCAGTACCAAGTGCTTGGGCTGATAACGATTGCTTCAACATCGCGGTAGCGGTTATTTACAACCTGCGAAATCGCCTTGTTGATTGCAGCGTATGCGCCAACAGCATCTGGGGTTGTCTGCGTCCACGTTGTTGGGATTCCGTTAGTGCTATCGGCACCAAGTGTGACGAAGCCCTTGAGTGATCCTGCCGAGCCATCGCCAGTGCCAAGAACGGCAGTGTTCAACTGCAACGCATAATCTGACATTAAATCGCCAAATACTAGACGGTCAAGACCGCCGGCAATTGGTGACTGCTCCACGAGTTGGATTGACACGTTCTCGAAACCACTGATGGTTTCAACACGGCCGGTGCGAGTTGCGGTGACAAGGTCGCGTGGGCTTGTTGGTGCGTAGGTGCTTGAGTTGTCAGCAGCCTGGAAACCGGTACGAGTACCAGTTGTAATCGCAGGGATATTTACTGAGTCAGTACCTGAAGGAAGTGCCATGTTCGTTGTGAGGTTCGCAGTTACTCGGGCGGCTCTCGCGAATTCGGCGAATTCGTTTAAGAGGTAAATTGGCGGAACGAAATCTCCACCAGCGCCATCGGTGCGGCTAACGTCGCGTGATTCAACAGCAACTTCTTGCTGGTGACGTGCAAGACGTTCCCATGAAGAAGAGTCGTTGCGAAGTTGTGCGCCAATCATGTCACGAACGAACGAGTGTTCGCCGCGTACATCATAGGTCATTTCTTCGCGACCGATAACAGCAGAACCGAAAGCCTTAACGCCTGAATCAGCGCGGGCTTCCTTGATTACTGCGGTGCGGGCTTCAAGTGCTTCTGCACTTTCGATTTTGGCGTCAAGATCTGCGATCTCTGCCTGACGTGCTTCGGCTGCGTCCAGTGCTTCCACTGTTGCTTCGCCGGATAGCAACGCCGTTGCGTCAGCAAGCGCGGTTGCGCGGGCTTCGCGTAGGTTGTCCAACATGGACATAGTTACTCCTAATGGTTGGTTGGTTTCTTGCAATTCGCCACGGCAGAGTTGCGGTGGGGAAAACTTGTGGTAATTACTTGGCGAACTTTTGCTTCAATTGCAGAAGTCGCTTTCGCAATTCAAGGGCTTCGGCTTCGGCTTCTTCGGCTGAACGTGCACCCAAAGCTGTGTCGTTGTATGCAGGCCAAGTGACCGCTGAAACTTCAAACAGATTCAAGTCGGTCAATGTGCGCAAACCGTCCGAACGGCTAGAACCATCCGGGGCAACCGTAAACGCAAACGACATTTTTGCAATGTCGCCGCGACTGATAGCCGAATACAATTCTTGGGCTTTCGGATTAGCAGGATCCAAGTTGGCTTCCATGCGCAAACCAATTTCATCCTCAGAAAGATTCAAGGTTCCCGAAGCTGTGGACGCCAAAGGGATTCCGTTGGTGTCATGGTTCACCAGCAAATAAACAGGTTCGCCGGATTGCAACGAACGCGAGAATGCGCCCGGTGCAATAATTTCACGGAATGAAAGGCCAGTGGCTTCTTTGTTAAACTGTGCGGCATAGCCACCAATTTTGAGTGAGTCGTCACCGGTATCTAATGACCGCACTTCTGCGTCCATCGTAACACGCTCAGCGGACGCGAATGCGTTCTTGCGTTCCTCGAACAATTTTTCCTCGCTTCGTGGTGCAGGTAGTGGAGTGATGATTGTCAAAGTGTCTGCCCGATGAACAACTGTGACATCGGTTGGAATGTAGCCGTTGTCTTTTGTTTCATAAATTCGAACCACAAACACAGGAGCGTCAGCAGTTGCTTCTAGTGTGTAACCGGCACTACTACTGGCAGCACCCTTGGTCACAACCTTGGTCACCTTGCCACGCGCACGACCGCCGGAAGAGTCCCAGGAAACAAACGAACCTTCACCAATGCGAGCCTGTGAAGCGCGACCTTCGAACGGTGCAACAATTTCAGGATCATCAAAAGCAGTCGCCATCTTGTCGTAATAAGCGGACACCTTCGCTTCAACGGCTGGAACATCCGATTCAGGAATGTCCACACCGCCACGACCGCCATTAAGAACGGCAGCGACAGCAAAGATTCCACGCGGAACAGCAACAAGGTCGCCATCCTGGACAGTTGCGAACTGCAACTTGTACGAACCGAAGTTGTCCGGTGCGGATTCATCTACCCAAAAGAAAGCCTTGCCATACTTCGCCCAGTCAATGTTTTGGCCACCAGCCCATTCACGAACACGCGCTTCAGCCGAAGCGGCATCCCATGATTCTTCCCTACCGGCAAGTTTCAAATCATCCGCGCCCGAAGCCTTACGCATTGCACCCATGTAACCATCAAGGGTCATTGGTGCTTCGTCAATTTCCTCAGCGTCATCCTCATCGACACCCTGAGCGTCCAATGGGTCGGGCAATGGTTCGGTGACTTCTTCGCCAAGAGAAGCGGTCAATTGCCATTTGTAGAATTGTTGGTCGTCAATAGCACCAGCCAGGAAGTTTGCAATCCCTTGCTGGCCGTATCGGGTGGCACAATCGAAACAATCCGACAGCTCATCCAAGAACACATCATTGGCATTGAGTAGGTCGCGGGCCAGACTCATTGGATCCTGACCAGGGTTAGCGTCCGGCAAATAACCAAGGCTCATAAATTCAGCCAAACGGAATGGTGCAACAGAACCAATCTTGCGCAGGTTCTCGGCAATAGGGTCAATGAGCTCGTAAGCAGTTTCGTAAATCTTTTGGAATAGTTTGTGGTATTCGCTGAAGTCAGCACCCTTGACGTTCCAGTGTGCGCCATGTGCGCGGAAATAGAATTGAACAGTTGTTCCCAACAATTCCGCTAATTCTTCGGGCAGGTCAGCAACTTCGGTTTCCATTGCGTCGCGCTTGTTCATGCTTACGCCTTCCAATAATGCGGCACGAGCCGACAGTTGTTCTCTAATCTTTGACGACCAGGTGAATCCTTCATCGCCACCCCAAGCGTCCCAAGCAACGCGACCAGCACTAGGGAAGCCATCGTCGCCACTGTTAAAACCTTTCCCTTGCTTGTCAACTTCGTGACGAGCAAAGAACGAATACATTCGCACAATAGTTTCAGCGGAAACCGCTTCGCCATTTGCTAACTGAACCGCTCGAGCGCGACCAGTGTCAGTGAATCCGCTTCCAGCTTGACCATCAGCAATCCATTTCAAAGCGCGGGCAGCGTTATCTTGAACCGCTTGCGGTGGTCGAAAAGTTTCAGCCATTACTCCAAAACCCCCATGATTGGCGCGCTTGGATCCTCGTCAACACCCAAATCAGGCAACTCTCCACCGGCGGTCACATTACCTGCCAAAGCCTGATGGAATGTGTCGCCGCCGTCGTAAGGCTCAAGGCCAATCGTCATGCGGGATTCGTTCGGTGACATTGCGCCAGACTCAATCATCATTTTGTTCACGCGGGCGCGGGTCAAAGAATCGGTGCGAAGAAGTGAGGCAAAGTCAAAGACAACATCTGTTCCAGGCTTCAACACACTTGAGAACGCAATCTCAAGACGACGAATCCACGGTGTGATTGTGTAGGTCAGGAAGTTGATTGAACCTTGCTCGACGTTCTGATAAGTCTGACCGTCACCAGTTGCGCCAATGAGATGTGCAGGGATTCGGAAGATTCGTGCAATATCGCGAATGAGTTGTTCGCGGGACTGAATCATTTGAGCGTCGGCAGCCGAAGTGGTGATTGGTGTGAATTTCAAACCATCAGACAACACCGCTGGACGGCGATGACGTCGATGGGTTGCTTCCCATGTTCCTTGAATCACGCGGGCCTGATCAACGGTCAACTTCTGGTCAGTAGCCAACACACCTGATGGTGTGCCGCCTTCGCCATAAAATTGTGCCAAGTGACGATCCATGGCCAACGAAATTCCGACAAGGTTGCGCGACTGAATCAACGGTGACACACCAACCAACGATTGTGGCGGGGTCATCCAACGCAAGTGAAGAATCGAATCCTGGTCAATCTCATTGCCAAGGTGTAAGTATCTGCGACCAGTCTGGTCGCCCGAAGGTAGCACCTGCATTTGGTACGGATGAAGCGGAACCAAACCGATTGGGTTTCCAGCTCGGTCACGGTCAATGTGAACATAAGCGTTCCCATGAAGTGCCAAAGACACCATAATCATGTGAACGAATTCGAATGTGTTCGTGCCGGCAGCCACATCAGGCTGAGCCAACAAAGCAGGCAACGGAACCGCTGTGCGCTGACCGTCAACAATGTCAAAACAACGAAGCGGCAACGAAGCCACAGAATCGGACAGAATAGACACAGCCGAAAATACCGACGAAATACCTAACGCTGTCCATTCGTCAATGCGCTCACCGGCACTAGAAGTGACTTGTGTTTGGCCGTACAGTTGCGACAGTGGCGCAACATAGTTGTTGAATTGTGGGTACCGACCGACAACATCACCAGCACCACGGCGAAGAATACTCATCGGCTATCCGCCAAGAACGAAAACACCATTGCGAAAATTCCTCCAAGGATTAGGGCAGCAGCAAAGCCACCCAGCAAACCGACCCCAATAGTTACCGATAACGCGCCACCAATTTCCGTGACGTTTGTAATCACTTCACGGTTGAACAACTTATTCATTCTCATCCCCTAAACTCCACACATCAAAAACCATTGGCAAACCATCATCCTGAGACATCCACCAAGAAGCACGTTCCAAACCCATAACCGAAGCAACAGCAAGGTCGATTCGACGAACAGAATTTCGTGACTCCTTGGCCAAGCGAGAACCCCGGGAATCTGTTTTCATCGTTGCGTTGCTGACATGACGAGCCAAACGTGGATCGTTATCCTGTGTCATGGTCTTATTCATAACCGCTTCAAAGAAGCGAGTTGTTGCTGGGGTCATGCGAGATGCAGACTGCGGGAACAACACCACCGGCAAACCTTCATCCTCAAGGACTTGAAAGGTACGCGCCCAACGATAAGGATCGCAGGCAATCTCTTCAACCTGCCACTTGCGGCACGATTCACGAATACGGTCTTCGACCTCGATGACAGGAACCTGCCAGTTGGCGTCCTCGCCATCAGGTTTTTCCCACGACTCCACAACAAACACATGCGGATTCTCTTCAACAGTCACACCAACAATTGCAGTGCAGTCGCCATTGTAAGAACCGTCAAACGCTAGAACGATAGACGTTCCAGATTCAACCTCGCGAGAATCATCGGCAATTGCTTCCCACGTTCCAGCCGGAAGCCAAGTGTCCGAAACAGACACCCACTGGTTGAGTCGCTTCGTGCGGAATTCTGATTCAGGAGTTCGGTTGATAACCGACTCAAAATCTTGCGCTGCCACAATGTCATCGAAGCCAGGGTTCGCCTGCTTCCACACATCAACATCGCGATAATCTTGCGACTGGTCGGCCGCTTCCCACCAAGCCATGAAGAACGTCGGATCAACAATTTCGCCCAGCGCAACCTTCTGACCATGCTGATACAGCGAATAACAAATTGAATCCTTGCCACTGGAATCAGTTTTCACGCCGGCAGTGGTTATTCCAACCATCAACGGCTCACGACGCGCACCAGCCGCCAACTGCATAACATCCCACAGCTCGCGATTCGGTTGAGCGTGAACTTCGTCAAAAACCGTGAACGTCGGGGACAAACCTTCTTTAGTGAAACTCTCACTAGACAGCGCACGATAAACCGCGCCATTCTTTGGATTGTAAATCGCATCACGAAACGGTTGCAAGAATTCAGACAGTTCAGGTTGAAGCCGAACCATTTCCTTCACAGTGTCGAAAACAATCTTCGCCTGGGCGCGGTCGGCGGCACATGAATAAACTTCGCCACCGCTAGGCCCAAGAACCAAATGTTCCAACGCCAACGATGCAGCCCAAGCGGACTTTCCATTCTTACGCGGCAAACCAATCAACGCAGTTCGGTGACGCAACGTCCCATCGGCTTTGCGAGCAAACAACGAACGAGTCAACTCACGTTGCCAAGGTCGGAACACCAACGGTTCACCCGATGAACCAGCAACACTGTCCTTCGTAATTTTGCACAACGCTTCAGCAAAATCCACAACGTCATCGCCGGCCGACCGTTTCAAGTCAGCGGCAGGGACAGGAGTGAGCCAACGTGGTGGCCAACCTTGTGACTTTCGTTTCCCCTGAATAGCCACTATTTCGCCTGACGTTTCGCAATAAGATTATCCAACGCACTGGCACGTTTAACTTCAGCAACACCAAGACGCGAACGCGACACTGGGTCAAAGCCAAGCGCAGCAAAAGCATCCGCCATAGTTTTCGACATTGCCACAACAACACGACCGTCAGCCGAATCCAATGTGGCGCGGTATTTGTTTTGAGCCAACATCAACAAGTCCGCCGTTCGACAAGCATGTTCAACAGCAGCAATGTCACTGTTGGGACTTAACCAAGTGATGGCAAAATCCCACGACCGATTCCACAGCTTCAAACCTTCATCACCAAGATCAGTTGGCGGTTCAGGCATTGTTGTTGCCATAGGCAGGGTTTGAACAATTGACACGTCGGGGAGTTTGCGCTGCCCTGGATTGCCTGTTGCGCGTT